GAAAAGAAGCTTTAGCTACTGGAAAAGGAGTGTTAGATAAACTACAAGCAGCACCAAAAGGTATGGGAAAAGTAGGTCTTACTGCTGAAGGTAAACAAGTTCCTTATCAACAAGTAGAAGGATTAGGATTAGGAGGTATTAAAACTAATATTGATGTGACGATATATTTCGTCAGGCAGTTATACTACTGCTATAGATAATGTGCGATAGTACACCGTACGGTACTTCTCGTTCTAGACGGCACATTAGGATGGTATTTAAAAGGTAACTCGGCAACAGATAGTTGTTCGTATCGTTCAGACTAGATACAGTAGAGCAAAGATTGTATCAATGCTCAGCCATAATATTTAAAGCGTGATGATAGCCATATATTGATGAGTACTGAGACCTTGAACAGGTGCAATTGCAGAGTACCTCAATCGCATGAGATATCTTGAAGGCAACATTCCTAATTAATACACTGGGATAGACCCATGATAGAGTAATCACGCTAAACTTTAATTGGTACTCAGATTCACATATCAATTTAACG